GAAGTTTTGCGTATGCATTGGTTAGACGTGCTTGTATCTGCATTAAATCTTCAACGTCACCTTGCCCCATAAGAGTATCAGATTGTGTTGGTGAATAAATTGCAAACGGAAAACCAAAAGGATAATCGATTGGCCGATCTTCCAATATTTCCTCACCACTAAAAATGATCAAACGTCCATTAGGATATTTAAAACGTTCTTTTGTTTTCATTTCCTTGTCTTGCTCTGATTCATCATCTAAAGGAACTAAAACAGTATCATCTTTTAAGTAACATTCCCATAATTCAATATTATGTTCAGTTCCACTCGGTTTCAAACTGCCTTTGTTTAGATACATTTCACTGCCAGTGGTAACACCGTTAGCGGTTACTTTACCAGCAACGACTTTGTTTGTAGGTTCCCCCATATCAATGGTTGCTGATGGTGAACTTAATTCATCAATCTTTTTTAGAATGTCAGGTTTATTTTTGTATTGGTTTATCAAATCAAAACGACTAATAACACGTTTAACAAATATATAATTACAGTTTTCAATACTCGTTGCTGTTGGCTCAGGGTAGAAATCCAATGGACTTACACGTTCCACCCTAATATCACCTAATCCATTATTAATTGATTGATTCCATATAACTTTGGCAATCCCTACGCCATAAATTGACCCATCACGCATAATTTTTTGTGAGATGTTCGGTAATTCCGAACTTCTTTTAATGTTTTCCCAACAATCATTTAAGATGTCAGCAATCGATTCTAATTGCTTTAAGTTATCAAAAGTTTGGTGTGATAGATTGGCAGGTTTAACGTTAGTGGTTATCATTGCATCCAAAGCCGTTGTGGCTTTAGTTTCAACGATTGGCTTTATAACGTTATAATATGCATTACCTTCTTTTGCACTACCTAACGTAGGATTTCCATCTCGGTCAACGCCAGTAATAGGTTCAAAGGAGCCTTCATAATAACGTTTATATTTTTTTAATTGTTTGGTTTTATGCCCTACCTTAGCCTGAGACAATAAATTATTCAGGTATTTAATAAAAGGGTTGTCCATGTACATATATTACAATCAGAATTTTATATGTTCATTATCTTTTTTTTTACATTTTGTTTATTTCATTTAACATTTTATTAAAAAAAAGTAAATGCATTTTATAAATTCGGACTATATGATTTCATTATGGAATTAAAATACGGACAATTCATACAGCTTAAAAAAGATATTGATTTAAGTTTTATTTGTGATGGCATATTACCAGCTGGTCAGATGGGATATCAAGAAACCCATTACAAAATTAAATTCGATCAGGCAACAATTATTTTACCACAAAGTTTAGTTTCTGAACTTTTTGAAGAATATAAAATTGAAATTAAAAATATTGAAACAGTTACAGAAAAAGAATTAGAAGTAGAAGTAGAAGTTGAAGAAATACAAGAAGATGAAGCTATTCTTGATTTCAGTACTTTAAAAAAGGATGAGTTGATTGAATTGGTTAAAACTGCATTTCCAGATCGTGATTATAGCGGATTAAAAAAAGATGAATTAATTAAAATTCTTGAAGGTCCAACAAATGCATAAAGATAAAAAAGAGGGGATTATGATTGTTTTCGGTGGTGCAAAACCTGAAAAAGACAATTACAAAGAAGATAAAAAAGAGTATAAAGACAAGTCTGATAAAGAATCAAAATTACAATATACTCTTGAAGATTTTGGCGGTTACACGCCTATGGAATTGGTTTCGAAATTAGAGGAAGCCAAGGACGCTATAGCTAAAGGTAGTACTAAAGAGGCGATTATGGCTCTTGATTCTTGTATTGTTCGTATCTCAGGTAAGCAATTACCAGAAAATGACCCGGATAGTGCTATGAAAACAGATCCGTTTTTTGAACTCGATAAAATACTATCTTAAAAATATTTTAGGAGGAAACCGATGGCAGAAGACATCCAAGCTGATGTTGCACCGGAGCAAGTCCAACCAGAAGCCACCCAAGTTACTTTTGGGCAAGGCGATAGCGTAGACACTTCGAGCAATGACAATGGACAAGTTGAAAGCGAGTCTATAAATTCATGGGAAGGGGATAAGCGTTTTGAATCGCACTGGGGCAAAGACCCAAACAAAATGTATGAATCATTACGGTATCATGAGAAAAGACAAGGTGACTTTGACAAGCAGATTAATGACTACAAATCTCAAGTTGAAGAACTCCAAAGATATAAAGACGACTATTCGCAAATTGAAGAATTGTTCAATCATGAACAAATCGGAAATGAGCTTTTAGGCGTTATTAACAAATACAGTAACGGTGAACAAGAACAAGTACAGCCACAAACTAATTTTCAGGATGATAGATTAAATGATTTGTTATCTTGGAAAGACAGCATTGAAAAACAAGCATTGTCACACTACGAAACTCAACAACAAAACGAAGCTTTTAATAAAATTGATAAATTAGCTGAACAGTATGTCATTAATTATGACAAAGAACAATTTGCTAATTTTATGAATGAAGCACAAATCCCTAAACATTTATGGTTTGATGCATTTAAAAGCCAAGCGTTTGAGCAAGTAATGACAAAGCATGGAACACAAGCAGCCGAACAAGCACTAAGCAAAGCACAAGCCACGCCGAGTGTGGTTACTGGTAGCAATAAAGTTCCAGTGGGGGCAAATCCTCCAAAAAGCATTGATGATTTCAAGGCGCAACTTGATTCTATTCTACCGGATTAAAAAAGGAGAATAAAAAATGGCTTTAACAGCAGCACAGCTCGACGAAGTACAAGCGGTCGCACATAATGCTTTCGATAAGATTATGCCTGATCAATTTTTGACATCTTCCGCTTTTGGTAGCATGATGTCTAAAAAACCAAATTTAGAATATGTTTCAGGTGGTTCAAAAATCCAGCAACCTGTTCAAATTGCAGAAAACCAAGCCGATGGATTTATCGACGGTAAGTATGATGTATTGGATTTATCAGCTTCACAGCAAATCAGTTTTGCAGAATTTGATTTCAAATATCAAAACTACAATGTGTCTATCACTCTTGATGATATTACACGTACAGGCGATACCCCAAATGCAATTAAATCACTTCTAGTTGAAAAAGTTAATTTAGCAGCTGGAAAAGCAAAGCGTACCTATGCACAAGCATTGCATGGTAACGGTTCAGATTCTAACGGAAAAGCAATTAACGGACTAGGTGACGTGACTGCTGCTTCTGGTACTGCCTATGGTGGAATTACTAATACTGATTTAGCCGATTCTACTACTTGGTTAACTGAAATTGATTCAAGCACTAACACAATTAATTTTGCTAACTTGAATACTCTTGTTGGAACTTTGATTGCACGTGGCCAAGGTGCAGGTGATGCAGTTGGTTCATACGCTCCAGACGTAATGATTTCTAATTCATTCGTTCAAGATAAGTTCTTAGCTTCTCAACAGTCACAGCAACGTTTCGCACGTGAAGATGTTTTAAAAGCTGGTTTCGCAGGTTGCAAGTTTAGAAACATTGACTGGTATGTAGATGACTATTCACCTGGTTCAGCCGATGGTTCAACAGCTGACAATTTCTTATATGTATTGTCTAGCCCAACGTTTGCTTTGAAATATAAGTATGGTTTTGAAGGTAAGAAAGCTCCAGTTGATTTCAATGGACGTATTCCTAATCAAGCAATTATTACTTCACAGCATTTCATGGCTTACAACTTAGTTTGTAGAGCGCGACGATATAACGGCGTATTTAAAACTTTACAATCTTAATATTTTTTGAAAGGAGAAAACTAAATGTCTTACGTAAATTCAATCGATACTGATGACTTAACAAATCCATCTAGCACACGTAAATATGAGCTAGGCGCAAGATATGTTGATAATTCAGACACTAACGCAATTAAAAAAGAGTATGTGTACGTTAAAGCACACGGTGCATTGACTCAGTACCAGCCATACCAGTTATCAGCGGTTAATACTGCTGGTGCGGAAGTATCAACAAAAGCCCCTGCAACTACTGCTAGTGGTGCAACTGTTGTTGCTCCTCAAGTTGCTGTTACTTCTGGTTACTATGCATGGGTACCTTTTAGAGGGATTGTAACTGTATTAACTACTGATACATTTGCAGCCGGTGACTATGCCGAAGTATTGAACGCAGGAACTGGTCTTAAATTAGACGGTGGTGTTTCTGGTTCAACTTCCGAAGGTGCAGGTTCTGTTGGAATCGCAACTACTGCAACAAGCGGTGGTTCAGCATCTTTTGTATTGTCAGGAAACGTTGTAGCGGTAGCTGCTTCTTAATAGTTTTTAGGGTGGTGGCCAAGTGCCACCCCCACTAATAATAAAATGGCAAATTACCAAGATATAATTGCAAACCAAGGGATAAAGTACTTTAAATCAACAGGAACAGGTACAGATGCAGACCCATACATTCCCTCAACGTCAACGGCTATTAGTGCCGATGAAGTATCTAGTATTACTAATTTTAATGTATCTATTGGCACAAGTAGCACTCAAGTTTTAGCTGCTAACAGTAACAGAAAATTACTAATATTGATTAATGATAGCGATGAGCCTATTTATGTATCTTTAGGCGCAACAGCGACACTTAATAACGGTATACGCTTAAATGCAAGCGGTGGAGCTTTGGCATTAGATAACCCAATATTTAAAGGTGTTGTAAATGCAATATCAGCTAACGGAAATAAAACGCTAGTAGGTGCCGAAGGATGACTTACATCTACAACCCTACAGAGGGTGGTGGTAGCGGTACAGATAAGTTTTTATCGTCTTTAGGCTTTAATACTGGCACTGGCATTCTAACAGCCACCATGAACGATAGCGCAACAAGAACAGTTGATTTAGATGGACGATACTTAGAAGAAGTATTTGAAGACCCAACACCTCAGCTTGGTGGTGATTTAGACTTAAATAGTAGTGATATCACAGGTACAGGTAATATAAATATAACAGGCTCAGGCACGCTATCAGGCGACTTAACTATAGATACAAATACGCTATATGTCGATTCTACTAATAATCAAGTAGGGATTGGGACAACGACACTAGCGGAGGCACTCACTGTTAATGGCAACGTGGAAGCTGATATCTTTATTGGGGGATTACGTGGTGAGGTACAATTTAAGGCAAAGGCTAGCGAAGCAATAACAAAAGGTGACCCATTATATATTTCAGGGTTTGATGTAACCGGAAACACTCCTATTGTTGGCATTGCTGATGCAAATGACACAAATAAAATGCCGGCGTTTGGGTTGGCTGAAAGTACGGTATCTATAAATGCCTCAGTCAAAGTAGTGACCTTTGGCACTTTGTCAGGAATCGATACAAGTTCATTTTCTTTGGGTGATATTTTATACATTTCGGATACAGGCACACTGACAGCCACTAAACCTTATGGCGAGTCGTCGAAAGTACAGAACATTGGGAAAGTCCAACGAGTTCATGCAAGTTCAGGCTCAATAAAAGTAGGCGGTGCTGGTCGTACTAATGACGTGCCTAACCTCAACGATGGGAATGTGTTTATTGGTAATGCAAGCAATACATGGGAAGCTAGGGCTTTAACGCTCGATGATATCTCAGAAACTGCTACAAATAAGCATTTTACAGCTAGTGATAATACTAAATTAGATGGTATCGAATCAGGGGCAGAGGTCAATGTTAATGCCGATTGGAACGCTGTTAGTGGTGATGCCCAGATACTTAATAAACCTACAACAATAACAAGTGCAGAGCAAATTAAGCTTGGATATATATCAGTTACGCAGGCAGTGGACCTAGACACGATGGAATCAGATGTAACGACTAACAACGCCAAAGTGAGCAATGCCACGCATACAGGTGATGTTACTGGTGCTACCGCCTTAACTATTGCTGACGAGGCCGTAACCAACGCAAAAATTGCACACGTTGCGACAGGAACGGTTAAAGGCAGAACAACAGCAGGAACAGGCGATGTCGAAGATTTAACAATATCAACAACACTAAAAACAGCACTGAGTTTAGTTAAAGGGGATGTAGGTCTTGGGAATGTAGCAAATGTAGATACGACTAATGCAAGCAATATATCTAGTGGCACACTAGCAGAGGCACGATTACCAAGTATAGATGCGGATAATATTATAATAAGTAATTTAACGGTTACAAATCTAAAAGCTGGGGTGCTAGACACAGACTTAAACAGTGTTAGTGCAAGTCACGATACACTTGCAAGTGCTAAAGCTATAAAGGATTATGTAGATGCAAGGGTGCAGTATGCATTGGATAATGCTACACAATATTTTGGATAAATTATGACAAGTATTTCAGATCAGTTAGATAAATATAGACGGCGACTTGAAGATAAATATATTCAC